TTAAAGTTGTAAACGACTCTATTACGAATATTGATACTGCTCTTGGAGCATTACAAGATGGGGCTCTCTCAGGATTTTTTGAAAATTATCTTCCAAACATCACTAAAGCTTCAGCCGACTTAAAAACAGCAATGAATGCAATGGGTTTAACAACTATTTCCGCCGCAACATTTGGCGCACTATCTGAAGCTGAAATGAAATTTGCTATAGCAACATCTGCGCCGCCAGATTTATCCCCCGAACCACTTAAAGAATGGTTGCTTAAAAAACGAAGAACACAATTAGCCTCAAGAGATGCACTAGAACAAGCGGCAATCTATCTTTCATCATCTGGAAATACTATAGAAGGCTATCTAAAACAGCAAATTACAAATCGTGAACAAGCTAATGCGGATAACCCTTACATGACAAAAAGTTTAGAAGATTTGTTAAAAATAGCGCAAGATTTTAGAGACGAAACAGTTACTTTGACACAAACACAACAAGCGCAATTACTACAAGCCATAAAAGCAAAACGGTCGCCAGACTAAGGAAAAATAAAATGGAAACTGATGAAGCCATAAATTTTTTAGAAAACAATATCCAACAAACGGAGAGCGAAGAAGCGTCTTCAGTTACAAAAGAACTAAAGGCTATAGTACAAGAGCAAAATTTTCTACCCCCTGACGTCGAAGTAAAAGAAGATAAAAGGGGTTTGCTAAAAAGAACGGCTGATTGGTTTAAAGGTGGCCAAAGAGATAGCACTATACCAACTATTGCAGAAATGGCTTTAGGAAACACTGCACAAAAACTAGCATTAGATGGAAAACAAGCCACAAGGCTCGCGGCACTTATTACCACCACAGTCAGCGATGAAAGACTTCGCAGAGGCATAAAAAATATTTTGCCTGACGCTAATTTTACCAACGATGAATTTGGAAATTTAGTTGTTATTTCGCCAGTAACAGGCAAGGGAACACCACAAAATTCACAATATGTAAGGTTTTACCCAAACCCTAAAGGACTAGATAAAACTGATTTAATGCCATTAACTGGCGCACTTGGGGGCGGGGCTGTTTTAGCAGGCGGTGCGGCACTAATGGGTATCCCTGCGGGTGGTTATTTTGGGTCTGCGTTGTTAGGTATGGCTGAAGGAACTTTAGCTGAATTAATTAGTAGTAGATTAACCAGTAGCGTTTTTCAAATTTTTGATGTTCCACTTAGCGCATTTGGCGGGATTTTGGGTAAAGCGGGAATGGACAAGGCGGCTAAAATTCTAGGTGGCATTGTTTCTAAGCTAAAATCAAAACCGTTTGAAGTAATAGACCAAACAACAGGCCAACTAAAAACATCAGTACAAGATAATTTAAGGGCAAATGGCATAGACCCTGATGGTGTAAGTGAAGCTTTAGCAAAAGAAATAAATGAAAAAGTTGGCCAATCAATAGACGCGCAGGCGGCGGCCTCAGTTACCGAAGCGGAAAGTCTGCCGATACCAGTTCCGTTGACTAAAGGGCAAGCATCAGGCAACCCAAGCGACCAATTATTTGAAGATGCCATCACGAAAGGCACATATGGCACAACTAATAAAGATAAAATAGATGACATTATTACTAAACAAACTGACCGTATAAATGAAAATGTTGGTGCTATAGAAACTTCTTTGGGTGGCGGTGCGCCCAAACCTACTACAATAGAAGTTGGCGAAAATATTCAAGGAACCTTAAATAATATAAGGCGAACTGAAAAACAAAGGGCAACGCAACTTTTTACAGAAGCGGGTGAAAAAGGTTACGCATTTATACCAACAGAACACGCAGGGGAAGTAAGTGACATTTTAAGAAGAAGTGTTGATGGCTTTCCAAAAACAGAAATAGAGAATGTTTCTAAGTTAATTGATGAAATGGAAGAAATATTAAGTTCTGGTGGCGATGTTACAAGTTTGTTTAATATTAGAAGGCAGTTAAACGGCTTTCAAAAAGGCTCACCCTCACAAGCGGCGGCAATAAAACTAAAAAATACACTAGACAACGTTTTGGACGGCTTAGTAGAGCAAAAATTACTTGACGGTAATCCTGAAGCTGTTACCGCGCAAATGAAAGCTATAGCTAATTATAAAGATTATGCCTCACGTTGGAAAGATAAGGGCATTTTGCGAACTTTAACAGAAGTTGAGCCAAATAGTGGAACTTTCCAACTTAAAAAAGACCCCGCCGAAATAGCTAACTTTTTATTTAATTCATCAGGAACAAGATTAATTAAACAGCCTAAACTAAGAAACGATTTAAGAATATTAAAACAAAATTTGCCAGAAGATGTATGGAACCAAATACGCCAAGAAGCTTTTATGACTATTGTAAAACAGGCTAATTTACCACAAACAGGCACAGACCAAATAAAATTATCTGGCGTAAAAATGAGCAATTTTTTGTTTAAAATGACGCAAGATAATCCAGAAGTTATGCGCGGGTTGTTTTCAGCAGATGAAATAAAACTTTTAAAACGTTTTGCCTCAGTAGCAAGGCGAGTTACAGACACAACGAAAAACGTTTCTAATACAGCATACGCCGCGCAAGGTATTTTAGCCCAACTTTATAGAAGTTTAGATATGAGTAGAGTGGGTCGAGCAGTTAACCAGATACCGTTAATAAATACTCTACAAAGGTTCGTAGCAGGGGAAGCAACTGAAGAAGCTAGCCCCATAATGTTTAGAAGGCCAAGCGCAGGCGCGGGGGCAGGCGGTTCTGTTGGAGGTTCTGAGCAACTTAACCCAATGCAAGAAGAATTAAATAGACTTACTGGCAACCGTACACCAAACGCATATTATTAAAAGGATAAGCCATGAAAATCGAGGCAATGGATGACGAAACAGTTCAAGGCATTATACAAAAGGCCGTGGAAGATGCCGTTGATTTTATAGAAGCTGAAATAACTGAACCTAGACTAAAATCACAACGTTATTACGATGGCGAAGTTGACATAGGATACGAAGACGGTCGCTCAAGAGTCGTAGCTACAAAATGCCGTGAAGTGGTAAAAAGTTTAAAACCATCTATCCAACGTGTTTTTCTAAGCACTGAAAACGTTGTAGAGTTTGTTCCCAGAATGCCAGAAGACGTTCAGGTTTGTGAGCAAATGACCAAGTTTGCTAATTATAAATTTATGCAAAATAACGGTTATAGATTGCTCAACGATGTTTTTCAGGACGCGATGGTAAAGAAAACTGGCATAGCCAAAGTAATGTTTGAAGATATTGCAAAAACTGAAGTACACGAAGCGCACAACCTGACAGATGACGAGTTTGCTTATTTAACAGAACCCGACAATGTAACGGTTTTAGAGCATACAAAAAATTCTATAGGAACTTTAGATGAAGAAGGCATAGGCACTGAAACAATTATGCACGATGTAAAAATGAGCATCGAAATAACAAACGGTGATATTACTATAACTTCTATACCTCCTGAGGAGTTCTTTGTAGATAGAAACGCTCGCAGTATTGATGACTTTTTTGTGATTGGCCACAGAACAGATATGACTATTGGCGATTTGCTTGCAATGGATTTTGACCATGAAGAAGTTCATAACTTGCAAGGCAATATGTCAACGTTTGAAGCTGAAAGCGAGTTTGAACGTAGAAATTACGCTGTTGACGAGGACGATGATGAAAGTGCCGACCCAACAAGTAGAAAAGTCGTTGTAACAGAAGCTTACATGAAAATAGATAAAGAAGGCACTGGAAAGCCTTTAATGTATCGTTTTATTCTAGGCGGTTCTAGTTACAAAGTTCTTTCGTGTGAATTAGCAGATGAAGTGCCGTTTGCAATATTTGAAGTTGACCCCGAACCTCACGCCTTTTTCGGTAGCAGTTTGGTTGACTTAGTTATGGACGACCAAGATGCGGCAACTTCCATGCTTCGTGGCGTTTTAGATAACGTTGCGTTGACTAACAATCCTGGTCTTGAAATAGTAGATGGCCAAGTTTCAGTTGATGATTTGCTTAACAACGAAATAGGAAGAATAGTGCGAGTAAAGCAAGCGGGTTCTATTCGTGAGCAAGTTGTTCCTTTTACGGCGGGTTCAACCCTTCCCGCCCTACAATATTTTGACCAATTAGTTGATAATAAAACAGGTATAAGT